AGTAAAAAGAAACTTGTAGCCGCCGAATACGTGCTTGCACTGCCTACCGACAAATATGTGGGATGATGTACATATCGAAAGAAATGGGGTCGGTATGTCAGCAGACAAAGACGGCGAAGCAGGCGAATTCCAGCACGACTCCGTGTTTGATTACCTTGCCGAAGCGATGAGCGGCGAGTCACTTCTAGCTTTTGAGTATCGCAAAGATTTGTGCTTGCTTTTGGCTGGCAAAATCAAAACAGAGTTTGGCATTGAGGGATTGTGCGAACTCATTTCGGGCATAGACAACACTGCTGGCTGGGTTAGTGACATTTTGCTCGAATCAAGCGACATTGACGATGTCTTATTCGAAGAACACGGTATATATGTGGAGGAATCAATCAACCTGGCTAAAAAAACCGTGGCTATGAAAAAGTTTCAGAAATCTTTGTGGGCATCAAGAAGAAGATATGCCAAAATGATGGCTGATGAGATTTACGCAAACTCTGTTGGTCAAAAAACCGACTAGAAAACCGACTACGAAAAAACAAATCTAACTGATGACCACGAAAAGGGCCACTGCCCCCAAGATGGCGGTTATTCGTGTGGACAGAATTGGTGGATGGGGTACTGTGAACTACCACCATTCACTTGAATGCACACACACCGAAGTTCGTAGACGATGTGCAAAAGTCGGAGATCGCATTGCTTGCGTGAGATGTCAGGAAGTATTGGAGCGAAGGGCCGCACTAGCGGGAGTAGCACCAACAAACCAAATCTCCAACACAGACGAGTCTATTGCTGCAGAAATGACACAGGAATCGCGCATAAAAGCCAACATCGCATCAATGCTTGGTATTCCAGCAGACACCATAGATGTCGCACTTTCTCCAACTCGTCAAATTATAATTTTTCTTTCCCCTCAGGAGGTGACTAGACTTTCAGGAACTTAGAGGGGGATACATGTTCAAAGCAGCAGCGTGTAATGGGGAACCGACTACTTGGTGGTTTCCAGAAAGAACGGGCAAGACAAGCGCAGAAATGCGTTTAATTTTTGCTGATACAAAAAAGGCTGTTTCAATTTGCAAAACCTGCGAGTGCGTGGGTGAGTGTTTACAGTACGCAATTGACAATCACGAAATCGGCATATGGGGTGGCATGGGCGAAAAATCGCGCAAGCGAGCGCGAAAGATGTTGCTCAACGGGTCATCAATGAAATTTGTTCTTAATGAAATGAACGGAATTGAAATACCGTGATACCCGTAACGGATCTCCTTACTCGACTTGAGGGCGTAAAGGGTGGGAATGGGCAGTGGAGTGCTCGCTGTCCGTGTCGAAACGACGACAACAACCCATCCTTGTCAATCGCCGAGGAAAATGGGCGAATTCTCATGCATTGTCACCGAGGCAATGGGTGCGATGTGTTCAAGATATGTGAAAGCATCGGAGTAAAGGTTGCCGAAATAATGCCGGTTGACCCAACACCACAGAAAAGTGGCTTGACACTCGTTGCAACATATGACTACATCAGTCAAGACGGCGAACTTCTGTTTCAAAAAGTCAGATATTTGGATGAGAACGGAAAGAAAACATTTCGCCAACGTCGTCCCAAGAGTGGGGGTGGCTGGGAGTACGACCTCAATGGAACGCCCAAAATTCTTTACAACCTTCCTGCTGTTCTTGCTGCTAAAGAAAACAAACAACCGATACTCGTCGTTGAGGGCGAAAAAGATGTAGACACTTTGTCTCAGCTTGGGATTACTGCAACAACCATGCCAGGTGGTGCTGGCAAGTGGCTCGACATACACACCGAGGCACTCGCAGGTGCAGTTGTGGATGTAATCGCTGACAATGACGAGGTTGGTAGAGAACACGCCGTAACGGTGACCCAGACACTGCTGGATGCTGGTTGCGATGTGGCGGCATTTGTTTGCCCATCAGCAAAAGACATCACCGACCACATTCGTGCTGGTGGGACAGTCGCTGGACTCGTTCCACTTGACAGTTCCCCCGTTGTGCCAGCGAGGGATAGTCGCGACGATGCGATTGATGCAATTGCAGACCTTCTTGGCAGTGATGCAAAGTCTGCCGAGAAGTTGGTTCGGATAAGAATGATTGCGAACGGCTCTGCTGCCGACATGCCATTAGACCAAGGTCGGCTTGTTTTTTTGCCAGAGTTCGTAAAAGAAAAAGATGACAACAATTACGAGTGGGTAATACCAGGTCTCCTAGAGAGAAGCGAACGAGTCATTATCGTCGCTGCTGAGGGAGTAGGAAAAACCATGCTCGCTAGGCAAGTGTCAATTCTTTCTGCATGTGGTTTACACCCTTTCTCCTTCCAACCAATCAAACCAATTCGCACACTGTTTGTTGACCTTGAAAACCCCGAAAGAATAATCAAGCGAATATCTAGAAAGATATTTGAAGAGGCACTAAAGGTAAGCAGAATGACCGAAGAACCGCAGGCTCACTTATTCATGAAGCCAGCAGGTTTGGATTTACTCAAAGACGGAGATCGGGCTCTCTTGGAAAAACGCCTTGAAGAAACTAAACCCGATTTGATATGCATAGGACCCTTGTATAAATCCTTCGTTGACCCTGGTGGTAGAACATCGGAAGCAGTTGCTATTGAGATAGCCAAATACCTTGACGACATACGCACTGCCTACAAGTGTGCACTTTGGATTGAGCACCATGCACCACTTGGAAGCACCATGGCGACTAGGGATTTGAGACCTTTTGGTAGCGCTGTGTGGTCACGCTGGCCAGAGTTTGGTTTAGCCCTCCATCCAACAATAGGTGGGGCTTACCAGTACGACGTCAGGCACTTTAGAGGGGCTAGAGATGAACGACCATGGCCATCGGTCATTGCTCGTGGTACGCAGTTCCCGTTTGACACAATCTCCTACATTGAGGTCGCCTCGCACTGAAATGGTGTTTGTTGTGCCAACATAGACATGTGGAAATAGCCAAACCAATGAACCGCGAATTACTTGCAGAACGCGATGCTCGCATTTTTGCTCTCAAGAAGGCTGGAGTTTCTAGCCGAGAAATAGCCAAGCGCTTTGATATGACAACGTCTGCAATCAGTAAAGCCATTCAGCGACAACTTGAAAAACTTAACCAAGAGAGTCGTCTAAATTATGTTGAAGTGCTCAGGATGGAACTAGAGAGACTTGACGCACTCCAAGCATCAATATGGCCGATGACTCAAAACAGAAAACAAGCCAATCCAGACGGATCCGAGGTTGCGATTGAGCCAGACCTCAAAGCCGTACAGCAGGTATTGTCCGTCATGGATAGACGATCCAAACTATTGGGAATGGATCGCATGAATGTAAATGTAAGCCTTGGTGACACATCATCGGTTGCAGGACAGGTGAAAATCGCACTCGCTGGATCAGAAAAAAGTGCCTCCGAGATTGACCTTCACTCACCAGAAGAGGATGCAAAGCGACTCATTGCATTGATGATTAAAGCAGGAATACTGCCAATGGAGGAGCTCACTGCTATAGCATTGAGCAGCGGGGTGATTATAGATGCTGAAGAAGTCGTGGACACAACCATCGAAAGAGACGGAACAAGCTATGAATGAGGTCGTATCCGAAATGACGGACATGAATATCAAACCAGTCATGCCGACCGACGACGAGCCAGGTGGTCCAGCAGACAAGCAACTAATGGTTAGGTGTACTCAACCAGAAAAAGATTTGTGGAAGCAGGCAGCGGATGCCAGCACCGAAACACTGGCATCATATGTTCGCAGAGTGTTAAACGAAAATGCCCAAAAGGCAATTTCTTGTTCCCACCCCAAGCAATCTGTTAAATTTTACCCATGGGGAAACCCGCAGTTCTTTTGCCTACTTTGCAACATGCGGGTAGACATGAGTCAGATAGGTGAGTAAATAGACTTCCGAATACTTTGTGTGATACATAAAGAGTGAAGGTGCTTGACCGACTGCCCGACGTGGGCTAATGTTTGATCTATGAAAGTTCTCAGTCTTTTTTCCGGCGTGGGTGGATTCGACATGGGCCTCGAGGCGGCGGGTTTTGAAACGATATTCCAATGCGAGTGGGATAAACACTGTACGAGAATATTAAATAAGCATTGGCCGCATGTTCCGAAGTGGGGTGATGTTTCTACCTTGACTGGGGCGCACGTTATTGCACAAGCAGGTCCACCCGATGTCGTTGCATGGGGGTCTCCGTGTCAGGATCTCTCCGTTGCTGGCAAACGTGCTGGACTCGCTGGCGCCAAATCGGGTTTGTTTCACGACGGCATACGCATCATCAAAGAAATAAGGGAGCTAACAAATGGTCAATATCCAAGATTCTCTATTTGGGAAAACGTCCCAGGAGCACTGTCTTCCAACGGAGGCGCTGACTTCGGGGTTGTCCTCGACGAAATGGCTGAGGCAGGGGCACTGGAACTTGAGTGGTCAGTCCTGGATGCTCAATTCTTCGGAGTCGCCCAGCGCCGAAGAAGAATCTTCCTGCTTGCTGTCTTCAGTCCTTCAGACGCCACAAGAAGTAGAGGCAAAATTTTTCCTGTCCCCGAAGGCATGCCAAGGAATACTAAGGCGCGCGGCAAGAAGGGGCAAGGTACTGCCTCCACAGTTACAGGAAGCACTCCACCAAGTGGCGATAAGGGGAGAGCAACCGCATTCCAGCCAGGAATGATGATTCGTGCCGCTGGTGGCACGTGGGATGAGCAGGCACCAACACTTCGTGCCGAATCCAAGAGTGGAGATAATTCCCCACATGTCATGCACCCATTTGTGAAATCTAGACATGCAAAAGATTCCGAGGATTACGAAACATGGGTAGACGGAGTGGTTTCCCCAACCCTGAACACATTTGAAAACCACAGCGACACTAGAGCGACGGTGACGGTGGTTCAGCAAGAACCAGTGAACGACGTTGCGGCAACAATTACTGCCAACTACAGAAAAAACATAACCAATGCAATGGCAGAAGAGGGCAACCTTGTTCCGGTGACCGTAATTGATCGGGCCGCATTCAACCAAGGACCGAATGCTAAGTACGACACAATCATAAGAGAGGACACAGCTATTCCAGCTCTAGTTGCCCGTGGTCCACATGCCGTGGGGCAACAACTTAGCGATGATGAAATTGTTTTCCATGCACACAGACAAGACGGTGTTCGCTTACAGGAAAATGGAACAGTAAATACCCTGACCGCCTTTATGGGTACTGGTGGACTGAATACACCGATGGTGGCACAAAATGGGACACCAGCAACTGGGCTTGAGCCAGGTGCGATGTCACGACTTGGGTCACCTCACTACTGGGAGGAAATGTCTCCAACCCTGAGAGCCCAGATGGGCGATAATCAGGCAGCGGTTGCCTTACCGATTGAATTAGGTGAGTGGTGGGACGGATCCCAGGTCGCAGATGTTCTAACAGCATCGTCGGATGATCAACGCATGCCCGACAAACAAAGATTTCAGGCTGTTCTACAGCCAGTCCCAATTCAAGACGGACGAGAAATAGAAAAGAATCAGAATGGTTTGGGTGTTGGGGAAGCAGGCGATGCTTCATACACGATTGACACAACCGGTGCTCAATCAATCGCTTATTCGGTGAGAGAGGATGCAATCGCAGACACGTTTAGTGCCACGCCGGTTGATGTTGCTAATTCGGTTACAGCACTACAGCCTTCACCACAGTCGCACCATGCACAAACCTTCATAACCCAACCTGCAGATGAACCCATGTATTCATTTGACACTCAATTCGGAAGTAATGCAGCCGTGTTTGAGGGTCAATCACCGACACTCAAATCAACCCAGGCCCCAGCAAGTGTGGCCTACCAGTACGACGGCTACAACCAAAAACTTGAGGTTGGTGACGGCATATATAGGTCACTCAGAGTCGGCAGAGATCCAAGTGACTTTGTCATGCAGGAGAGAGCGATGATTATTAGACGCCTGACGCCCCTAGAGTGCGAGAGATTAATGGGATGGCCTGATAATCACACCAAATATGATGCCGAAGATAAATTGATGCCCGATACGCAGAGATATAAAATGTGCGGAAACGGAGTTGCTTCACCCGTAGCTAAATGGGTAGCAGAACAGATTAAAAAGACCTACCTAGGACAGCAACCAGAAGATCTAGAGAGTGTCTGAACGAACCTCGGCGGTGGATCCTTCTTGGGTTCCTCCTGTGGCAAGGTTGACTGCTCCGTCAAGGATTGTTCCTCCGAGTTCCCCTCCTCTGGTGTCGAGGGTATCAATGTATTCGTCATAATCCCATTGTCTCACACCATGGTGTCTTTCAATTAAGTCCAAAACAGCCGCATTTGGGGTACCACCCCTACCTACTCGCCCCGCAGCCTCTGAACCCCAGAATTCAACTGCGTCCTCGTCATCGCCAAACATGTAATCAGCGTATCCTTCGGACCACATCCATGCCGCTTCAGCGTTTGGTATGGCATGCCAATTCCCGCCTTCATAGACCCCTGAATAACGCGACTGAACAACCATTATTGGGTAAAATTCGATTAGTTCGCTCATATAAGTATTCTACACAGGTTCCTTGGATGTGCCAACGAATATGTATCATTGAAGGAATGGTCTTACCAAAAAACTTTGATAACCCCGATGAAGCATTTGCCCTTGCTAAGGCTTATGCAAAATACAGAGAACAACGGGTTCTCGGTGTGAATCGGAAAATTCAGGACGGACTCAAGGAAGATACGGAGAAGGACAATGACACGACCAAGTGACGAAAGCGGAAGTGACGCCGCAAAGTGGTGGAACGAAAAGAGTCAAGAAGAACTTAACAAACTTGAATTCCTTCAAAAGGAAATGATGCGCGCCATGCGCGACAAAAACAAAATGGTTCCTGCCGATGACGAAGAGGACATGGGTCCACCAGATTTGCCAGAAGATGATGACGAAGACATGGGTCCACCAGATATGCCAGAAGATGACGAAGACGAAATGGCACTTGAACCAACCGATCGAGAAATGGATATGCAGGATCGGATGGCCTCTCGGCGAGACATGGCAAGACGACGCCCAAAGGCTCGTAGCCGTGCTGAGGGAATGATGAAGTCTGGTGCCCCACGAGATGTAATGAGCAAAGCACTTAGGGCAGAAATGGAACTCAAGAGAGCGTTCTCACCAGAGAAGCGCCGTGACCTCGCAGAACAAGGCATGGCACTTCCAGACGGATCGTTTCCAATTGTTACATCAACTGACCTCAAAAATGCAATCATGGCTTTTGGTAGAGCAAAGAACAAGAGTGCCGCAAAGCGCCACATCATCAAGCGAGCAAGAGCACTCAAGAAAGTAAACTTGATTCCAGAAAACTGGTCCAAGAAAGACGCCAAGGGTTACGGAATGCCAATGGGTCCAATGAGTGACCCAATGATGCCAACGCCAAGGAAAAAGAAAAAGATGCGCTACGGCGAAAAAGAAGCAGACATGGCAGAGATGGAAGACGACGAAATGGCGTCACCAATGAGCCGCGAGGAACTGATGGCACGAATCTTCAAGAAAAAGAAAAAGAAGCCAGGAATGGCAGACGAAGATATGCAGGAAGACGACATGCCAGAAGAAGAAACCGAATAACAAAAATAGTTTAGATTTTCTGGGGGTTTAAGTGGCGACCAATCGCAAAGATGTTTATTCAGGCATGGTCACTGGACAGATTGGTGGTTTTGGTCGGGTCAGTCGAGAGAAGGACATCGTTACACCCCCAATGCGTAGCGGGCCTAAAAAGAAAAAAGGCACTTACACAAAACCCAAACGAGCCACTAGTTCGAGTTGGCCAGAAGTTGAAAGAACCAAGAGTATGAGTATGTCTGATTTGAAACAAAAATCATTTGAGCGGTCGCTTCAAAAAAGACTTGACTCAATTGACGACGATGTTCTTGATGTGTTGTTCCCAGAAGGAAGCACCAAGTCTATTGACAAGTTCGTTGCTGGCTTAGATGAGAAGTGGCTATTTGATGGCATCGGTGGATACATCCGTAGAGCACTAAAAAACCGGCGACGTAGCAAAAGAAGAGCAAGAAAAGCAAAGTCTGACTTCGGTTCTCAAATCGTCACCAAGGCAAAAACTGGACCGTGTTGGGCTGGATACGAACAAATCGGAATGAAGAAGGGCAAAGGTGGGAAAATGGTTCCCAACTGCGTTCCGATTGGCAAGAAGTCTCTTGATAAGCCAAGATTACGCGATCCCAAGGGTGGTCTCACCGCCGCTGGTCGCGCGCACTTCAAACGCACCGAGGGTTCAAACCTCAAACCAGGTGTAAAGGGTGCCGCAGACACGCCAGAAAAAATGAGACGCAAAGGTTCGTTCCTCACAAGGTTCTTTACTAATCCATCAGGTCCGATGGTGGGGGATAATGGCAAACCAACACGCCTCGCCCTTTCGGCAGCGGCATGGGGAGAGCCTGTGCCAAAGAATAGATCCGATGCCGCAAAACTGGCCGCCAAGGGTCGCAGGTTATTAGAGCGCTACGAGAACACAAAGAAGAAAGACGACTTTTTTTCACTAGAAGAAAAACAACTACCAGGCCAGACGATAGGTCAAATGAGCGGAGCACCAGGTTCAGGGGATGCAGTTGACCACGACAACGATGGAATGATTTTTGATGGAACTCCACAGGAGACAAGAAAACCGTACGAACGCTCAAGCGATTCCGGTTACGAAAAGCAGAGAAGAAAATTTGTAAGAGAGCAACTCAAAAGACAAGGAATAAAAGCGAACAGAAGAGTTGAAGATAGAAGCAAAAAAGAGAGAGACGCACGCGCTAGGGCACGAGCAGAATACGACAAGTGGCTAAGGAACGAACAAGGGAATCGCGTTGCTGATGGATTGCCGAAGGGACCAAAGTATCCACCAGGCCAGTCTGTTCCGAAGAATTATCCACCCGGCCAAAAGCCTCCGTACAAAAAACCAGAAAAGCCACGCGACCAAAAGCCTGCAGATAGATACCCAAACCCTGAGAAGAAGTATCCACCAGGTCAGAAACCTTCAGCGCCGCGTGAATTCAAACCAGCCGATAGGTACCCAGAAGCGCCACGCGGGATTCGTCCTGGCGATGGTGTGAATAATACACCGAAGCCGGGTCCTAAACCATCGGACAGAAAACCAGCCGATAGATATCCGAACCCGTCAAAGCCTCGCGATGCGGAAGCAGAACGAATGGAGAGAATGCGTCCAAAGCCTCGCGACGTAAAACCTGCTGACAGATATCCAAATCCAACGCGCCCAGACACAAAGCCAGCAGATAGATATCCAGAAGCGCCACGTGGGATTCGTCCGGAAGACGGCGTGAACAATAGACCGAAGCCTTTGCCAAAGAGAACACCGGGCAACAACGGAACGCGCAAGTACTAAAGAAAAAGTAGCCATGAATCAGACGTGGGGTGAATACAACGGCAAAGTCACTGGCTTTCGCTTCAAGGATGCAACAAACGGTTCACATGATCCGTCAGAGCACGAAAAACCAGAGGGCGGTCCCTTTGAGAAGCCTTACTACGCACCAGCAGAACAAGATTTCATCAGCGCTATGCAGAGCATTGCCAACAGGTACGGAAAACTCTCAGATAAGGATGACAACGGAATATATGTTGGTTATACAAGCCAGAAAGACAATGACGTTTACAAAATAGGCGTCTACTGTGCCCATTGCGCACACTACGAGTCAAAGAGTGTGTGTAAAATAATCAAAGCAAAAATTGAACCGGGTGGAAAATGTCGACTTGCCGCCATTTCATCAGAGTATGTGACGGTCAGAAAAACGGTAAAGCCGGGCTATAAAGAAAATACTCAGTAAGCAAAAGTTGTGAAAAATAGCCGAATTACGGCATGTGTACTACCCGTTCCGAGGTGATTTTTATGTCATACTTGTTATACATCCACAAGATGCACATAACTCTCACCAAATAAAAGGAAAATCATGTCAACCGCAGCACTCGCCCCACAAACAATCACCCTCAACATTGCTGGTGGTCTTTCAACAAGCAGCATTGTCACAATGGCAATGCCTTTTGGTGGAAAAATCATTGATGCTTGGGTTGCTGTAACTACGGCACCAGTAGGTTCAGCACTCACGGCAGACCTCAAAGTAGGTTCTGATGTCGCAGCAGCATTTTCACTTGCAGCAGCAGCAACTTCGGATCAGGGAACACTTACCGCCGCCAACTGTGACTTCGCAGCAGGCGACCTTGTAAGCCTTGACGTATCGGCTGTCGGTTCCAGCACTGCTGGTTCAAACATGACTGTTGCGTTCGTAGTAACCGAAGGCTAAGCAAACCCTTCAACAACAAAAGTTTTCCCCCAATTGCTTCGGTGACTGGGGTTCAGCCAGCCATCTCTTCACGGGGATGGCTGGCTTTGTTTATATAGAGATATTAATGTTATTATTAAATAATGACAGCACTAATAATTGCGGGCGTAATTGGTTTAATATCTGCTGGTTGGGCAGATCATATTGCATATTTTTTCCCTTTTGGCTATTGGCAGTGGAAATTAAAACTATGGTGTCTCAGAAACAATCCCAATTGTGAACATTTGAAAGATAAAAAAATTCGCCAAGAATTAGCCTGGGAACAATATGAAGACAGCAAATATATCAATACAGCGAAAGCAAAGGAAAATGATGCCCGGTAGCCACGAAAAGTCTGAGTGCCAATGTGCGCATTGCGGTTGTGAAACTTGGTGCGCGGGCGATTGTCCTTGCGCCGAATTAATGGGTGCCAGTGCATGCACAAGTCGACACGATTAATTAAACTGCTTCCAATCATGCTGATTGCAATTTCAGCCTGTGGTTATGACGGCAAGTATCGCTATTCATGCCAAGACCCAGAAAATTGGGGAACAAAGGAATGTAAGCCACCAATATGCGAAGTAGATGGAAACTGCACAAAAACTTTGCTTGGATGGGACCCAACAGAAACAACCGTAGAGATAATTCCAGTAGAGGAGACAGTGGCACCATGAAGAATCGACTTACTCCTGCAGAGCTTGATGCACGCCTCAAATTTGTAGTTGGATGCGTACTAGCTGGTGTTTTGTGTCTGACAACGATTGGCGTCCTCTACGCTCTAGTATTCGTTACGCAACCAATAGGTGCTCAAGCCGAAAATGACAAAATGTTCTTTAGCGTGCTCTCATCGGTTGCAACGTTTATCACAGGAACGCTTGCCGGACTGATGATTTCAACAGGCAGGAATACTGACGACAAAAACGGTAATGGAATTCCAGATTCAGAGGAGTAGTAATGAGAGTCTGGATTGACCAAGACCTATGCACTGGAGACGGATTATGCGCGGAGATAGCACCAGATGTATTTACGATGATGCCGGACGGTTTGGCGTACGTAAAAGAAGGCGACAAGATATTTGCCTCATCTGTGGGAAACCCCGAAGGCGCAGCCGGTTTAGCATCCTTCTCGGACGACAGGCTTGATGACGTGATTGAGTCGGCCGAGGAATGCCCTGGGGAATGTATCTTTATTGAGCCCTAGCGGCTGAGTCGTTCCCTCTCAAAGTTCACCCATTCTTGTCTGGCAGTGCTGACACCGTATGATTCGTACTGATTTACGGACTTCATAAGAAATTTATGTGCCGAGATGATTAATGCTGTTGAGATAATTAGAAAAATGAACATTTGTACAGTATGGCATCTAATCTCTAAATCAGATTGAGATAAGACGAGTATCTCTAAAATAGATGGCGCCAATCTTTCAACGTGATGGTGTCAGAATCACTAACAAATATCATTCCTGACGGTATCGCACATTCGCTATAAATTATCAGATAGTTTTATCTTGAATTAGGTCACAGTGTTAGTATTTTCAAATGATACGAATTGGAAACTGTATTGACCTTATGTCGGAAATGGCCGACAACTCAATAGACGCAGTGGTTACTGATCCACCATATGAACTTGGTTTCATGGGGAAGAGTTGGGATGCGAGCGGAATCGCTTACAACACCGAGGTATGGAGACAGTGTCTACGAATACTAAAACCGGGCGGACACCTCTTGGCTTTTGGTGGTTCACGAACATACCACCGCCTAGCCTGCGCCATCGAAGATGCTGGATTTGATATTCGTGACCAAATCATGTGGGTTTATGGATCCGGATTTCCGAAGTCAATGAACATCGGTAAAGCAATAGATAAAGCCGCAGGCGCTTCGCGCGAAGTTGTTGGAGTTGGAAAATCCGGAAAGAATAGAAATGTTCTAAATGCCGCCAACTATCCAGACACATTCGGTGGGGACTACGAAATAACCGAGGCGGCAACACAAGAAGCTAAGCAATGGGAAGGCTGGGGAACAGCTCTAAAGCCTGCCCACGAACCAATCGTTGTTGCTCGTAAGCCAGTCAATGGAACAATCGCTCAGAACGTAATGACATGGGGAACCGGTGCTATAAATATTGATGGTTGTAGGGTCAAGAGAGACGATGGAGATGATTCGGTTGCTGGTAGCAGGACTGCCACCTTTGGGACACAAGAAACAGTAAGTGGTGGAAACGGTTCTGGTGGTTGGGAACAAAACGATATTGGTCGTTTCCCTGCAAACTTTATCCACGATGGTTCAGATGAAGTTTTACAACTATTCCCAAACAGTAAAGCAGGTAAGCCTCAAGAAAAACGAGGCACTGGCGGAATCTGGGGTAAAGGAGATGGGCACAGTATCCCCGTTGGACCATCATATGGTGACGACGGATCTGCCGCTAGGTTTTTTTACTGCGCAAAGCCGTCAACAGCAGAACGAAATGCAGGACTTGAAGGATTGCAAAAAAAGAAGGCAGACACAAGAAGTGATGTGGCTGCTGGAATGTGGAAAGACAAAAATGCCGCTCACCAGAATCACCACCCAACGGTGAAGCCGATCACTCTCATGCGTTATCTCATCAGAATGGTCGTACCGCCAAACGGCATAGTTCTTGACCCTTTTCTAGGCTCAGGAACCACGGGTGTAGCAGCCATTCAGGAAAACATTGACTGGATTGGCTTTGAGATGAACCCAGACTACGCCGATATCGCTCATAGAAGAACTGGACATGCTAGTTTCTAGTCATGTTGTATGTTGATAATTGCATAGACGCAATATCTCGGCTTCCCGACGAGAGTATTGACTCCATAGTTACCGATCCACCATACGAGCTTGGCTTTATGGGCAAGGCTTGGGATTCGACAGGGATTGCATACAGCGTTGAGTTGTGGCGCCAGT